ATACGACAGCGCCATGAGTTTTCATATTAATTCCGATAAAGAAAAAATTAGGGGCGTAAACCCTAAACTCATCGGTGATAATGAAGCTACAATTAGAGTTGGTTCTGGGGCAAATGAGCAAGAAGTCATGCGCCTTCAGAAAGACCCCCTTAGTGGTCTTCCTCGTGTAGGTATTAATAGAACTGGCCAAAGAGTAAATAATATTGATGTAGATCAAGGTGGATCTGGATATAATCAAGTTCCATTAGTTGTAGTTGACGCTCCTCCTGCCGGTGGTACACAAGCTCAAGCATCTGCTTCTATTTTTAATGGTAGAGTTACATCTGTTGTCGTTAATGATCCTGGTACTGGATATACATCTGCTCCAAACATAATTTTTACAGGAGGAAACGGTTCTGGTGCTGCAGCAACTGCTTTTCTTGATACTGTTGAGTTTGAACTTGACATTAATGGTGCTATCAGAACATCAACATCTATCATTTCTGATACAGCAAGAATTTTAAATCTGGATATTGAGAACTTTGTTACTCCAGATTTGGACATGAGGGCACCAAACCTCAAAACATTTATGAATGGCACTGGCACGCCTTGGGCTGCCAATGTTATTGTACAAAAAGATCAATATAGATATTCAGTTTCCAACGTATATCAAGCAGTTAGTACAGGAACTACAGGACCTTTAGCACCAGAACACAAAGATGGCATTGAAGCAAATGGAACTGTAAACTTTAAACACATTGGTTATAGGGTAAGCACCCCAACAGATTTTCAGTATTTGGAAACAGGTGCGGCAGGAGCATTCCCGCGTTCCATCACACCTTTACTTGGTGATAGATCAGATAAAATTGCTACTACAGAATACGTCCTCAACCTAGCAACGAATGACGTTGGTGGTCGTATCTATGTTTCACAACAGATTGGTTCTGACCTAAACGATGGTCGTTCTGCTGTGAACCCTGTCAGAACAATTAAAAAGGCAGCACAAGAGGCATGGAAAACTCCTGGTGTCAAAGAAACACTAATTGTTTCTGGTGGTAATTACGTAGAAGATAACCCAATCTCACTACCACCTGATTGCTCTGTTGTTGGTGATAACCTTCGTTTGGTGATTGTCCGACCCGGTAATGTTGGCAAGCATATCTTTAAGTTTGGTGATAAAAACTATGTTACTGGCGTAACTTATAGAGATAAAATTGACTCAAACGGAGATCCTACTGGAACGTGGGACTTTGCTATGGTCTTTGATGACAAGCAAAGAATTGTTATCGATAATGAAGTTAATGGAGATTTTGGTGTCGAGTTCCCAGTTGGACATCAAGTTTTTGGACCAGATAGATTTCGTATCTCTTTCCAAAATAACACAGGATTGGCATTACTACAATCAGGAGTTCAACTTTTAGGTTTGAACACTGGTGCTAGAGCAAATAGTTCTGGTGTATCTTTTACCTCATCAACTGGAGCAAATGCGTTTGTTGCAGGCACAATTGATGTGACATTAGCATCTGGTTCCTTTATTGAAGGAGACCAGTATAGTTATATTACATCAGCTGCGGTTGGTGGCGCAATCTCACAAACAATTAGTGGAACTTCTGGAGAAAATACTTTAAGGTTTACTACAGATCCATCAACAGATCTTCCAGTAAACAATGTTGTTTTCTTAGACGATACTGACAACTCATCATTCACTTCAGGTTTTTACCAAGTTTCGGTTGTTAATAATGGTAATGCACCCACGTATTGGGATGTTACTTTTGTTCCTATTCTAGGTGCAGTAGGATGGGATAGCATTTTATCGGATTCAACAATCACGATTAACTCTGCATCACCAACATCAAATACTCTTGACAGCACAAATCTTAAGTCGATTAGAGCTGAAGGTGAGGTTGTTTCTTATGATGAAGATATTATATCAACTCTGCCAATCACTAGGTTAGATTTCTCTCTACAGGGAGATCCTAGTATTGCTACTGGTGGTTTCCAATCTGATATTTATGGAGACGCAGAAGATATTGGTGGTGTTGTTGTTTACACCAGTGCTCTTGTAGGTAGAACTAACTTCCACGAATTTAAAGAAGGTCAAGAAATTATTCTTGAAAACCTCCCAACTTCTGGACCAGACTTATCTTTCTTAAATGGAAAGCAAAGAATTTACAAAGTCCTAGAAGATGCTGATGGTCGCGCACGACGTTTTGTTATTCCAAAAAAAGTTCCTTCTCTATCAACTGCAAATTTCTCCCCAAGTGAATTTGCTGTAGTAAAGTCATATTCTAAGTCTGTCACACTTTCATTACTAAACTCACCAAACAAATTTGCCCTAGCAATTCCTGCGGAAAGAAGATATCAGGATGCTTGCCAGTTAATTAGAAATAATAGAGACTACATCGCAGAAGAAGTAGTTGGTATTATTAATGAGCAATTCTCAAAAGATTATTTCGCAGTATATAATCTTGACGCTGTTAACAATACATTTGACATTTATCTAGGTCCCACAGATCATATAAACACATATGTTAGTGGTGGCACAGTAACATTTGGTGGTACTTCATATGCAATTAGCAATTTTGTATACGATAATGCTACAACTGGCGTTGCTACAATTACAACAACGGCAGCTGCTATCGCCGCATTATCTGAAGATGATGTTGTTAAACTAGCAGACATTCTTATTTCTTGTAGTGCTGGTCAGAAAATTTATCCTTCATATAGTTCCCCAACTTCAGGAAATAATACTGGTACTGATGGTGATGAGCAATGTAAGCAAGATGTAATACATTTCCTTAATGCTCTTGTAAGAGACCTGGAGTTTGGGTCTAACCACAATATTATCGAAGCTGCTTCCAAGTATATTATTGACGGAAAGATTACTTTTATTGAAGATGAAATTATTCAAAATGCGCGAGCAATTGAATATGCTAGAGAACTAGCAATTTATGCAATGTGCAATTGGAGGATTAAGAATAGAACACTTTCTGATCCTTTATACACCACAAAATATGCTACATCAACAAGATATACTGATTTAACTATTGTTAACACAACAGCAGGAACTCCTGCTTGTGATGATGTAAGATCTGCTATTGATACATTAGCATACCTTTGGTCAGATGTTATCACAAATGATGCGTCTGGAACATATCTTGATGCTGCTTATCTAATTGCTAAAAATGCTGATCTAATTGCAGATGAAGCACTAATCAAAACAGAAGCAGCGTATCCAACTTTAAATCTCTCTGATATTCGTCAGAGAAAATGTCGTAGAGATATCAAAATTGTTCTTAAGGGTCTTGTAAGAGACTTAGTGTTAGGAGGAAACCATGGTGTTGTTTCTGCTGCAGAATCGTATTTTAGTGGAGCCGTTCTTTCTGGAATTCCAGAAGCACAATTAGATGAAACCAGATATGCATTCCAGCAAGTAAAAGATCTTGCTATCGCAGCAATGCGTAATTGGACAGATGGAAATATTTTAGCTACGACACCATCTACTGCTACGTATGCTCCAAACACTGGAGTATTCACAGTAACATTCCCAAATCCAGCAGCAGCTCCAGTAGCAAATCAAGACAGAATTGCTTTTGCTGAAGGAGCAATTACATTCAGTTGTGCTCATGGTAGTGGTGGTAATGATGCAAGTCCATATAGAACAGACGCAAATTTTGGACAAAGTTTCTTAATTACGAATGTTTCAAACAATAGTGGAAATACTATTGTTACTGCCAACGTTGGTGTAGGTGGAAGCAATACAGACGCACACACGTTTGCAAGTGCTTTAACAGGCGGAACTAAAATTATCTATGCTCCATACCCAACAACTTCATTAATTCCCCAATTTGAAGATTGGAGTATTTTAGAAGATAGTGCAAACCCATCATGTGCTGCTATTGCTTCTGCTATTACAACAGCAATAACAACCTTTGATAGTATTTTAGAGTATGCTTCTGATGCTGTTAATGGTGCTGCTCCTGGATCTATTGCACAGACCTTCGGAACTTTATATGAAACGAATAGTCTTCTGACTTATCCGACTAGTTTCATTAATGACTTCGGTAATAATAGGATGGCAGTTCGTGGTGTGTATGATGATTATCCAATTATTGAAGCATCTCCATATACACAGAACGCTTCAGTTATTTCCTTTAGAGGTGGTAGTGGTGCTGAAGTTGATGGTGATAAGGTTAAGCAACCTAACTGCCCCTTCCCTGGTCTAGAACCAGACGGAACAGCATCGTTCCCTAATCAGGGTAAGTCGATGGTTGCTGCGGCATTCACGATTGTTTCCTTCGGTGGCACAGGATATAAAGTTATCAACGATGGTTATACCCAGTTAGTTTCTGTCTTCGTTATCTTCTGTCAGGATGGTGTTTTCTGTGATACTGGTGGATATGCTTCTATCACTAACTCTGCTACTAACTTCGGAACCTTTGCTCTAAGAGGAACAGGTTTCCGTAAAGACGCATATGAATTTGATGCTGGCATAGTCAATGTTGTTTCTCAAACACCAACTGGCAGAACTATCCTTACTGTTGGTAATATCGGAAGAGAACCACTAGAACATTACATTGTTAAAATTGATGGTTATAGAAACGCAGATCCAGATAAAGAATTCTTTGTCGAATCTGTAAGCGGAGTTACTGTTGGTCCTCCTTTCTCGGCAATACTTACGATTGATGATGGTATTGGAAATGGTTTAACTTTAATCGAGGAAGCAACTGGTAATACTGTTTCTGGTCTAACAGCACTACAGCAAGCATTGACACCATCAGCTTCAGCAAATGCTACGATTAGATTACACAGACCATCTATCGTCAACTCCTCATCACACACTTGGGAATTTGCAGGTTCAGGAACTAACTACTTAGCTCTTCCAGAGAACGGTGGAACTAAAGTTGAGGCAAACGAGCAGGTATCCGAAAACTATGGTCGTGTATATGTTTCAGGTACTGACGAACTAGGTGATTTTAAGGTTGGAACATTTGCAAGAATCGAGAACAGAACTGGTAATATTACCTTTACTGGCACGGTTACAATTTCAGAAGTTGAATTCTTGAAACTGAAAGGTGGCGACGTTGTTGTTACTGGATTCGATAACTCCAATACTCTTGGTGGTGCTAATGCCACTGACTCCAAACTACCTACACAGAAGGCAGTTAAAGATTATATCACAAACTCTCTTGGTCCATACATTAACAAACCATATTCTACGAACGCTGTTCCTAGAGCACTGGTTGAACTTACAGATTCTGGTAAAATTTCTCTTGATCAGATCCCTGCATTAAGACCATTTAGTATTTTTACTATCGTAAACGAAACGGAAAGACTTGCCTTAGAAGGAGCACTTGCTGGAGATATTGCTATTCAAGATAATAGTGATGTTGCAGATGGTACGCCACAGTCATTTATTCTAAACAATGATCTATCAAGTCTGTTCCTTGGATTTGCTGTAGATGCATCACTAGCATTTAATATTGGTGATGTATTTACCGGTTCTCCATCTACAGGAAGAATTCAATCTACCGAGTATAGAGAAGGCGTATTATATAAAATTAATATTACAGAAGGTGGTTCTGGATATACTGTTGCTCCAACGGTAACAATTTCTGGCGGTAATCCATCAGCAGGTTCGGTTCCTGCAACAGCAACTTGTACTATTGCTAATGGCGAAGTTGTTACTATTACTGTCACAGAAAATGCAAGTTATGTTGGTGGATTAGGATACACCACACAACCGATAATCACTATCGCAGCACCTCCTGGAGCTGGCACACAAGCAACTGCTACTGCATTTACTGAAAGTAGATTGTATGGTAATATTGTCAATCAGATCAAGATGCTTGATACTGATACATTTGATGATACTAGCACTCCTGCAAATTCAATTAATATTCTCAGGGTTGTCAATACATCATCATCACTTATTAGCAACTGGGTATCACTAAGTAGTGAAGCAGTTGGTGTTGGATCTCTTACAGGTCCTGGTGTTATTTCCACAACTTTATTGGGTTCTGAAGCGGCAAACTCTTTCTCTTTCTTACGAGGAGACCAAAGTTACGCAAAAGTTGTTCAATCACTAAAAGGAGCAGAAACAAGATACTTTGCAAGATTGTTCTCACAAGCATCTTTAGGTTCAAGTTCTTTTATTTTCCAGGGTTTATCTGGAGTTTTGAAAGGACACTCAATTTCTGATAGTATATCTGGAGTTGTAGCAGATACTACGGTGAATGGTGTTATTGTAGTTGGAAATCTAACTACAGTTTCTTTCAACAATCCTATCGATGCTACTATTGCAGCAGGAACTGTTATTGAATTTGGTCGTGGTTCTTCCCCACTTGTTTTTGATTCCACAAATACTGGAGGAGAATTTGTTGATTCTGTTGTAATCGCAAATCCAGGCACCGGATTTACGGATGGTCAATACTTTGATGTGGCATTAGATGCACCTGCAGGACTTAACGGAAATAATCTAAGAGCAAATATTATTGTTGGTGAGAATGGACAAAACGGTCAAGTCACAACAGTCACTGTAACAAACGCTGGTGATGGATACACTCAAGATTTCCAAGTTACTCCAAACCCATCAGTAATTGGTGCTGGTTCTAATTTAGTTTTACTCGCTAAAGTAGCTACTACACAAAAACAATTTGCTAATATCTCTCTTGATATTCAAAGAGTTTCCGATCTAACAATCTCACAAGATTTATTTGGAACAATTGGTGTTGCTAGATATAAAAAATCTCAGTTTAATATTGGTAATGAAGGAAATGGATCCATATCTATCAAGATGGGTCCTGATAGTGGATTGGATGCTGACTTGCTAGATGGTCAGCAAGGTAATTATTATCTCAATGGTGCTTTCTTCGTTGATAGTAGCATCAATCCAGATAAACTTGCTAGTGGAACATACGGTATTGATATTAGTGGTAGATCTACTAACACACTTCGTGTTGATACTGGTATCAGCAACCCTAATGCAAACCCTGCTCCAAGTGATGCTGTTCAAGGTGTAACACTACAAACCTTATTCAACAGTTCTAACGGTCTACTATCAGCATATCCAAGTGTAGATACTGGAAACCAAAACTCTGCCAAGCATTTAGTAATGACTCTCCGTAACGGAGAAACTGGTGGAGACGCTACGTATGGTGGTGTAAGACAACTTGCATTTGCTAATAACGACAGAATCTACTTCCGTGGATCTGGTGATGCTGTATCAAATTACAATTCTTGGTTTGAACTTTGGACTTCAGGAAACCAGGGTATTAGTTCTGGAATGGATTCAGACAAACTTGATAACAAAGAAGGCGTCTGGTATCAAGATGGTTGGAACATTAAAGAGAACACAATTTTTGAGACTAGACTTCCAACATGGAGAAGTTCTACTAAATTCAGAGATAAAGTTGAAGTTTCCTCATATGCAGGACCAGAAACATATTATAGAATTTTTGTACGACAAAACCTTGATGTTGATCCAGGTGGAGATTTTGAAGCTACTAAAACAATTGATATTTACAATATTAATAAGCAAAGTGTTGGTGATTTTGTAATTACAGCAACAGGACAAAATGTTGACTTAAATGATTCTTCCAATACATACACGATGCTTACCGGAAGACTTAGTTCTGGTGGTAATATTGACTCTGCAGTTTATCTTGGGTATGCTGGAGATGAAAGGGAGTTTGAACAGTTTGAAATTTTTGATGATAACACAGTTCAATATGCAGAATTAGGCAATAATTCTGGAACTGGTTATCTGAGACTTGGTAGATATGATGGTATTGCCGCAACTCAACCATATATCTATTTCAACTCCTCTCAATCACAAGCAGTAGATAATAATGGAGATCCTACTTATAACTCTGCTATTATTGCTGATGGTGGTGATGCATCAGAAGGATCTGGTAGTCTTGAGTTTAAGGTTGTTGACGAAAACGAACTTAAAGTTAATAACAACATTATTTGGAACGCAGGTAATGTTGCATTTAATTCTACCAATGTAGCTTCTACATTATCACTCAAGTCTGCTGTGATGAGAGATACCTCTGGTAATTTTACTGCCGGTACAATTACTGCTGGTATTATTGGTGCTGCTTCTCTCAACGTATTGAAAACTGGTGATACCATGACTGGTGGTTTGACTATCACCGGTAATAACAATATTATTATCCAAGGAACTGGTACTCTTTCAGTTGGTGGAAACACGACAATTACTGCAGATCTCACTGTTAATAGTGGAGTTCTTTATGTTAACTCTACAAATGATACCGTCAATATCGGTCAAACTGCAGATGCAAATCCTGTCAAGTTTAATGTTTACGCAGCACTTGGTGCTGATGAGTTTGATACAGCAGCAGCATTATCTTCTCAGATATCACTTTATCAATCAAGTGTATACAACCAAGTAGATACTGGCGAATCTGGTATTGTATTACAGCATGGTGCTTCTGCTGCTGCCCAATGGGGTATTTCAACACACAGAACATCTGCTGATGTTGGTGAATTAATTATTAGAACCAGAACAGCAACTGCTACTTCTGCTGTAAGATTGAAAATTTCTAATGGTGGTAGTATTACTCCTGGTGCTACTAATGACCAAGATCTTGGCAGTAATTCACTGAAGTGGGCGAACGTTTATTCGCAAATTGCTACTATCAAAAATAGCACAAGAATTGGAGATGGCACTTCCAATACAGAAGCAGATCTACAATTAAGAGGTGGAGCAGCTGGTGCTGGCGGTGGTAGAGGATTCCGTATTGGATCAAACATTGGTGGTGGTGCAGATTTACTTGAAATTTATGCTTCTCAATCCAATGGTGGTGTTGACTGGAAGAGTTTGGCATCACCAAATTCTTTACCTCCAGCACTCGCAATTCAAGGAACCAACAATAGAGTTGGCATTAATACAAATATTTTTGCTGGTACTGATACTAGCGTTACACCTAATGTAAATAGAGATTACATTCTGAACGTTCAGGGTGATATGAACCTGAACGGTCAATTCTATCAAAACAATGAAGAATTTGTAACTTCTAGATGGACAGAAGCAGTTAACCAAGAAGACATTTATAGGTTATCTAAGGTTGGAATTGGTCCAGAATCTGATTCTGTTATCGCTCCACAAAAAGAGTTAGTTGTTGGTGGAGATATTGAAATTGCCAATGGACAATTTAAAGGTGATAATACCTTAACTGGTGGATCACAATGGTTCAGTCCTGGATACTTTGGTGTTGATAAATCAGTAGTACTTGATCCAACAGAAACATATGGAGCAGTCAAATATAGAAGGGTCAACCCTGGTGAATACTATTGGTGGTTATTGATTGTTTCTCCTGTCACAGCAACAACATATACTACAGTATATGGCGCAAAAATTAAATCTCCACCTGGAGGAACAATTGGAGAAATTCTAGAATTTGATTTTGATTCTGCGACTGGAATTATTGGCACTCCAAATTTAACTACTGGCGGAGTTTACTACTTAGCATGGTTAAGTGGTGATGGCGGCAGTGGCGGTAGTCCTAGTGGAAGCATATTTGCTGACGCAACTGTTTCAGGTGAAATTGATTTCGTGCAGATCAACTCTTCGCCAACATCGGGAAATGTTTACGATTGTGCCGGTAATACTGATACTGGTGATAGCATTCATATTCAGTTATTGCCTGCTAAAGCTTCATTGTTTGCAAATGGTTTTGAGCAATGGACTGATAGTTATGGTATGTTTAAAAAATGTAAGCAAACAATTGACGAAACTGTTGTTGTTCAAAACGGGGAATACATTGTTTCCTTTGGAGAATTGACAATTGGCGCTGGTAAAGAAGTTACTATTGAAAATGGTGGCAACTGGACAATACAATAAATAACTAATAAATAGATAAGATAAAGAGCTTTAGGATATGTCGTCTCTTAATGTAGATAAGCTTAATGTAAGCGTTGGTATTGAACTTCCTTCATATACCTCTAGTAATAGACCTGCAGGTGCTGTCGGTTTAATGATATTTAATTCCACTAGCGGAACTGTTGAAATTTATGATGGAACTAGTTGGATTTCAACAGGACAGGGTGGTATTGAAGCTTCTGGTGGTATTGTTAGTGTAAGTGGCAATTTTAAAATGCACGCTTTCACTCAACCAGGAACTAGTGCTTTTACTGTAACTTCAGTTCCAGATGGAACTCAAGCAGAAGTTCTAGTGGTTGCTGGTGGTGGCGGAGGCGGTGGATCTCATGGCGGTGGAGGCGGAGGCGGAGGCGGTGGACTTGTTCATCACACTTCATATCCAATTGCTGTTGGAACTTATAATGTAGTTGTTGGCGATGGGGGTGTTGCGGGAACTGGATACAACGCAAACACAGCGAACGATTCTTCTTCACATGGTAGACCAGGTGGAGATAGTTATTTCGATCAGATTCATGCTATTGGTGGTGGAGGAGGAAATGAATCCTTCTACTATTTCTCCATCTATAAGAATGGTGGATCCGGTGGTGGCGGTGGAGACTGGTGGCCAGCGACTAGAGCAGGAAACGTGCCTGGTGGCAGAGCATGGACTGGTGGTAATGCGCTCCAAGGAAATAATGCTGGCGGAACATACTACGGTAATGTTGGTGGAAGTAGAGCAACGGATGATGGAGCTCACGCAGGACCACATGAAGGTGCTGGTGGCGGCGGTGCTGGTGGTATAGCAAGCGGAGGATCTGCATCGGTTGCAGGTAATGGTGGAATTGGAAAACAATTAAATCAATTCTCCCCATATGGTTTTCCATCAGGATGGTTTGCTGGTGGCGGTGGTGGTGGATATTTCACCACAGGTGGTGGTTCTGCTAACAGATCAAATAACTCTACTGCTGGTTATTACGGTGGTGGTGGACGTGGTGGTTCTACTGGATATAGTCTTTATGGCGAAGATGCTGTAAACGCTGCCGGTGGTGGTGGTGGTGGTGGATCTTCCAACAACAATGGCATTTCTTCTGCTGGAAGGGGTGGTTCTGGTATTGTTATTGTCCGTTATCAGGTTTGATTTAAAATGTCACAATTAAACGTAGGTACTCTAAGACCATCTGAAGCATTCACTGTACCGCTTCAAAGTATAGCAACCAGAGATTCTATCAATCATTCGGTTGGAGCAATTATTTACAACACAGATTCTAATGTTGCTCAAGTTTTAACTGCAAACGACGGTTGGTTAAATTTAGGAAAAGGGAAAATTACAGCATCTGGAGGATCTGTAAGTTCTCCTGGTAATGGGTGGAAGTATCATGTATATACAGATACTTCCGCTACCTCTACTTTTACTATCAATACTTCAGGATTTCAAGCATACGCAGAAGTTCTAGTGGTTGCTGGTGGTGGTGGTGGTGGCGGATCCCATAGTGGTGGCGGTGGAGGTGGTGCCGGAGGAATTCTTTGGCAACCACAATGGTTCGCAGCACCAGGAACATATACAATAAAAGTTGGAAATGGTGGTGAAGCAGGTCCTCCCGGAAGTTATAATACTGCTGGAAATTATTACACCGGACAAGGAGATGGCACTTTCTTCCATGGTCGCAGAGGTGGAGATAGTTACATAACATCAGATAGTGATGCTCAGGTAAAATTCATCGCTATTGGTGGTGGTGGTGGAATGGAATCTTTCTACACAAATAATGAACAAAGATCTAAAACTCCTACCAATTTTTGGGGACAACCTGATGGTCATGAAGAAAAAAATGGCGGAAATGGTGGAGGATCAGGAGACTTCTATAGTAGTGTTCAATCGTGGGTGACACATAACCTAGGTGGTAGAACTACCCAAGGAAATTTTGGTGGATACGGATATGGAAACAGTGGTGGTTCCAGATATGCATATGGTCCCGGTCCACACAACGGACCTTTTAATAGAAAAAATGATGGAACTTATCCGTCAGGAACTGGTGGTAGTGATGGTGGATTTGTTCCAAGAAATTATGGAATGAATGGTCATGGACAAGATAGCACACATGGACAACCACACGAAGGTGCTGGTGGCGGTGGATGTGGAGGATATGAATTAGGTCGTATGGGTAGTAATACTGATTATGGCACTAATATCAACTGGCCAGCAACAGTAAGAGGTTGGGGACAAGCAGCGCCAGGTTCTGGTGGTCCTGGTAGATATTTTCCCGGATTTGAATATTGGGGAACTACACAAATTAACGGAACTTCTGGAGACAGAGGTTGGTTTGGTGGTGGTGGAGACGGTGGTCAATACTACTACACCACTAATGGTGTTCGTGGACCAAACAATAAAGGTGGAGGTGGCGGTCAAGGATCTCATTGGGATCCTAGTTATAACCAAGCTGCTGGTAATGGTCTTGTTAACACTGGCGGTGGTGGAGGTGGTGGTTCCTCTAATAACAATGGAGGTGGAAACCAAGGTGGAACTAAAGCAGGAGCAGGAGGTTCCGGTATTGTTATTATTAGATACAAAGAATAATTACCAAGACCAACAAACAAAAGTATCTCTAACACCACTGAGTATTGGACTTACTCTATGTTGATACATAAAATTTGAGGGGAAGCACACCACTTCCCCTTTTTTTAATGCTATAGAATAATCTTCCCAGAATACTAATTCTCCACCTTCATAATTATCATTAAGTGCTCCAACAAAAGATACTGCTGGAATACCAGGATTACTACCATCAAATAAACTTTTGATGTGATCAAAATGCATCTCCATTTTCTGATTAATGTGGTAGCGATTAAACCTAATTTCAGAAATCGAAAAAATAAATTGAGATGTATTTTGACATGATTTGTCTGAGTATATCTCTTCGTATTTTTTGCCAGTCTTAACAACAAAAGAATTTAAAATAGAGTCAAGTGGTTTTGAATAAGTTACATCTGGTTCTTGAGATGTCTCTTCTTTTTTAAATTTATCTCCGCTTATAGATCCCCATTGATGTTTTTCCCAATGGTTAGATTCCAATTCTTTCAGCACATAATCACATATAGCATCGGGTATAGATTTTTCTACAAAAATAAAATCACTGATTTTGCTGGATTGCTGCATTAAAAAGATCCTCGATACTTACTTTTTGTTCAAAATCATACCATCCAGTAGCGATATATTTTGTTTGAGTTTCACTCATGACCCCATGGTGTGTATGAGTCCAATATGCTGGCCAAATAACTAGTCTTCCTTCAACAGCATCTGTTGTAATGTCCCAGTTAGTAAAGTGAGTTCCACCTTTATCAGTAACAGTATTTAAATAAAACATCCATGCTAAAATTCTAGGAGACGGACCATCCATATTCTCACAATGAGGAGAATGATATCCCTGCCCTGGTTCATATTTCTGTAGGTTATACCTTTCAGATAATTCCCAAGTAGCTACATTATCAATTTCTTTATGCTTTTCTCTATATGTTTGAATGTATTGCAAAAGAGTAGAAGCAAGAATTTTATCTGGTTCTGACCAGGTATGAAAATTCATCCAAATATCAGTAGAATCTTTGTAATCTTTATCTACCTTAATATCGTTATGATTTTCTCCATATATTTGACCATTATGTTTAAGTTCTGGTGGAACCTCTTCAAAATATTCAATAATTTTTTTGCATAATTCTGGAGAAAGAGCGTTGTCGTATACTTCAATAAAATTCATTTTAGGTTAAAGGAAATAATTGTTCTTGTTTTATCACTCATGTTTGATGAAGCTTCGTGCTGTATCATAGCAGGAAAAATAATAAGATCTCCTTCTTTAACATTAGGTATGTTAGAGTTATATTGTCCTAGAGTCTTTTTTTCCCATGAAAGATGTGGAGAATAAAAAGTGGTTGGTGAATGTTCTAAACTATCAAACTCAACATATAAAATTGCACTCCAACCTTCTATACCATGATTATGCACAGAAAAATTATTATATTTTTCATAAGTTTGAAACCAAATAGAAGTTAGGTTCCAATTATCATTTGTCGATCTACAAAACTCCAGGATTTGATCATCTAAACATTCAATAACAGTTTTAGCATACTCAGGAGGTTTTTCTAAATTATCAAAGTAATCTGTGTAGTGATTTTTATCACCATGTCCACTAGTTTTTGATTTTTCTAATTTATATTGTTTAAAATTTGGGAGACTATTTAAAATTATTTTTTTCTTTGTTTCCCAATCAGGAATACTGTAATTATAAAATGGTATTCCAAATTTAATGTCTTCCATTAATTTACAGTAAGATCCACAGCAATAATTTTATCATGTTCATCCCAATTACATTTTCCAGAAGGAAAACTGTTAAATGCAATTGACCACCTAGGATCATCTCCTTGATGTGGTTCTGTGTAATGTTTCATGTACGCAGGAAACAATACTAATTGTCCTGGGTAAGCTCTAGGTGTCCAAGTATCATTCGTAGTTTTATCAAAAACCTGAAGACCCCTGAGTTTTTGTTCTACGGGATCCATGAAACATGTTCCAATACCATCATGAAGATGAAAGACTCCAGAGACCAAAGACATTGTATGGAAATGTGCGTGGTGTTGGGCATGTTTAATTGACTTATTACCCCACATTAAAGTAGGTTCAAGTTTTTCACACTGCATTTCAAATCTTTTTCTGTAATAATCAAGGCAAATTTTTACCCATGCAGTAAGTTCAGCAAACTCTTGTCTTCTATGAAGTTCCCTATCTAAAGTTTGAACTGCTCTTACGATAACAGTTTGTGCCATTTGTGATGGAATTGGATCTTTAAATTTTGCTGCATTCTGTTCTTCTTCTAATTGGTGTCTCTTGTCAACTTCTTCATCGAGAATAGGAATTAATTTTTTCCAATCAACTTTATCCGATAGATCAAAGTTAAAGATATACGAAGGAAAAATACCATCAATGTTTGCTTCTAAATCCATATCAAAATGCGCTAATAGCTTTTACAATGTTGAAGGAGATAACAATTTTCTCCCCTTCGTTTTCTTGGCGAGGTGTTCCATGAATCATATTACTCCTAAACATAAGTAGTCTAGCAGGATCACAGTTATATTTTGTTGTAGACCAGTTCAATGGGTTGTCATATTTAGGGGGTTCAAAAGGTGGGTTAATTGAGTCATAAAAAACAATTTGATTTTCATCAATTGTTTTTACATAGAATGCTCCTGCCATTATACACCCTGGATGTGAATGTGGAAACAAAAATCCACCACTATTACTTGTATTACACCACATATTTCCAATAAAACATTGAGAGATATAGTCTTCACAATACCCAAGACGATCCATGTAAAACTTAAAGTTGTCCATAATAGCAGATGACAACTCAGAAAAATATTCTTCCTTATGAAGATATCTATTGGTTAGGTGTGTTGATTCTACTTGAAAACTTTCAGTTTTTACAGTTTTAATTTCTTTGCATTTTTTTTCTAACTCTGGTAACAAATCGCTACACACATCATCTCGAATGTAAACCGTTTTTGGAAACCAAGTTTCAATCCTAGGTGGTTGGGTAGACATTTTTATGGTATAATTCTAAATATAGTACAGTATACCATCTTATATAAAAAATGTCAATTGAAATGGAAGGAAGGCATGGTGTTGAATTAGAAACTGCAGAACTCCTATGCAGAAAAGCTGCACCAACAAATAGAGAGGTTGAATTTCGTAGAAAACTTGGTATTGTATTTGGAGACCAAATACTCATTGCTTTGGCACTGGATATTGCATACGATATTATTCCAGGCAAAGGTGGTCTTTTTTGGAAGATTGCTGAACCCGTTATGGAAGAATATAAAGATGTAGTAGAAAGACTAGATCCCAAAAATATTAAAATGTATGCCGACAAAAAACCAGATGAATTAACCGCTGCACATTTGCTAATTGATGACGGTCCAACTCCACCAAATGGACAAGCATAAATAACTCTATACACAATTACATGTGATAACCATGGATCCAGCACAACTCAAAACAAACTTTGAAGAGCAGATTGCTACAACCGAAAAGCAAATTGCTGAACTCGAAGCAAATCTAGTCAAAGCAAAAGAATATAAAATTAAGTTAGAAGGAGGTCTAGAAACTCTAGGTCTTCTAGAAGACAAACCTGAGGAAGAAGCAGAAGCAGCACCCACAGAAGTAGTAGAATAACTCTCAGATCCCTTCTTCCTAAATAGGTAAGAAGGGATTTTTTGTGTGTAATGGCGTCTCCAAATTCAAGAGCTGATCTTATCACATATTGTAAGAGGCAACTTGGTGAGCCTGTATTACAAGTTAACATTGATGATGAGCAAGTAAATAATGTTATTGATGACACGTATCAGTTCTTCCAAGAGAACTGCTACAACGGTATGGAGAGATGTTTTCTAAGGCATAAAATTACTGACGAAGACATAACTCGTTTTGATAGTAAAGCGACAACATCATCAGGAACAACGGACTGGGAAGAATCTACTAATTATATTCCTATCCCAGATCATGTAGTTGGTATCAGTAAAGTTTATGGTCTAGTCAGCAACTCAATTAGATCTAATCTTTTTGGTGTTGAGTATCAAATGTTCCTGAATGATCTATATGCATTCGGATCTCTTGATATTGTCAACTACTTTATGAATAAGCAGTATCTAGAAACTCTAGATATGATTCTGAATAATGGAGCATTCCAACAATTTAGATATACACAACGTCGTGATCGTTTATATCTTGACATCAAAAAATCATTCCTCAATAAAGAAAGATATCTTGTAATTGAGGCACATAGGATGATTGATCCTACAGATGCTACAGAGATGAATAATGATATGTTTGTCAAGAAATATGCTGCTGCTCTCATGAAGAGACAGTGGGGTCAAAACTTGATTAAATATAACAACGTTCAACTACCTGGTGGTATCACCCTTAATGGTAGAGAACTATACACAGACGCACT